CTTAACCGAACTTTGGGACTGGCGGCACCGGGCACTGATTCGAAGCGGAGAAAGTGATGAGTGACCGCAATCTAAGACTGCAGGTTATCCTGAACGCGGTGGACAAAATCACCCGCCCCTTTAAGACCATGCAGGCCAGCAATAAAGCGCTGGCCGCTGCCGTCAAAAATTCTCGTGATGAACTGAAGCGACTGAGCGCCGCTGGCGACCAGGTGAACACCTTCAATTCGCTGCAGGCATCCATTAAGAAAACAGCCGACGAGCTGGCTCGCGCCAAGCTGAAAGCCCAGATGATGACACGCGAAATGGGCGCGCTTGAAAACCCCACTAAAAAGCAGACAAAAGCCCTAGAGGATCAGTGGCGCGCGGTAGACAAACTGGAGCAAAGGCAAAAGGGCGAAGTCGCTCAGATGGGCCGGATGCGCTCCGAACTTTACCGCATGGGGGTATCTGCCACCGATGGCGCCGGTGCCACCAACAAAATCGCCAACGAAACAGCCCGCTATAACCGGCTGCTGCAGGAGCAGGAGCGCCAACTAAAACGCGCGGGCGAGCAACAACGCAGAATGAACGACGCAAAAGCGCAATATGACAAAACCAGAGAACTGAGAAACAACCTCGCAGGAACCGGAGCGGCAACAGTTGCATCAGGTGTAGCTATGGGAGCCCCTGTTTTAGCGGCCGTGAAGAGTTATAGCGCCATCGAAGATGCGATGAAAGGCGTGGCCAAGCAGGTTAACCCCCTTTTGGATGACAAAGGAAACCGTACGGCCAAATATTACGAAATGCAAAAGGCTATCAAAACCGCGGCAGAAAAACTGCCTATGGAAAATGGCGCCGTCGATTTTGCATCACTGGTAGAAGGCGGCGCCAGAATGGGTGTCGCAAGCGATAAAGATCCTTGGTCTAAACAGAAAACCGATCTGCTTGGGTTCGCAATGACTGCAGCAAAGGCGGCCAAAGCCTTCGAACTACCTGCAGATCAACTAGCTGACGACCTTGGCAAAATAGCCTTTCTTTACCATGTGCCGACACAAAGAATTGAAGAGCTCGGCGACGCACTCAACTACCTGGACGACAACGCTCAATCAAAAGGCGCAGACATCATTAACGTCCTGCAGCGCATGGGTGATGTGGCTGACAAGCTGGACTACAAACAGGCGGCTGCACTGGCTTCAACTTTTCTTTCGTTGGGTACTCCGGCAGAGGTGGCAGCATCGGCAAGCAAGGCAATGGTTCGTGAATTAGGCATTGCTTCAATGCAGGGGAAGCGTTTTATCGCAGGGATGAAATTGCTTGGCCTGAATGCCAAAGACCTGGAAAAAGGCATCGCCACAAATGCGGTTGGCACTATCAAGGATGTGTTATCACGCATTAAGCGACTTCCAGACTCGCAGCATCTCAGCGCTATGACGATGCTTTTCGGCAAGGAGTTTGGGGACGATGCGGCAAAGCTGGCAAATAACATTGGAGAATTAGATAGGCAGTTAGCCTTGGTCGGCGGCGACCAAGCAAAGGGGTCTATGCAAAGGGAATCGAATATCGATAAAGATTCTCTTTCATCACAATATGCTCTGCTCAAAACCGGCCTAACGAATATGTTTAGCGACCTAGGTCAACAGCTACGTACTCCATTGATGGACATTATCAACTGGTTTAAAAGCGCTATTGGGTGGACTCGCCGTCTGATTGAGTCACACCCTAAATTGGCCGCCGCATTCATGAAAACAGCAGCTGCAGTGACTGCGATCACGGTGGCATTTGGCGGGCTCATGCTCGGTGTTGCGGCAATTCTTGGTCCGTTCGCTCTACTCCGTTTTGCCTTGGTCATGCTCGGAATTAAAGGGCCGTCAGTAATGCTTATCTTGGCCAGATCGATTAAAGGAGTTGGTTTAGCCATTGTCTGTATGGGGAGAATGATGCTTGCGAATCCAATCCTCGCAGTAGCTTCAGCAATAGCCGCCGCCGCAATCTATATCTGGATGAATTGGGATTCCCTGGGGCCGAAAATTAAGGGGCTTTGGGATCGCATCAGCGCTTCCACCAAAGAGAAATTGCAGACCATAAAGGATTATATTTTTGGCGCCTGGGCTGGCATAGGCAGCAAGGTAAACGAAACCTGGGAGGAAATAAAACGGGCGGCCAGTAGCGCGGCTGAAAAAATTGGCATTGGCCTGAAGCGAGGACTGGACGTTATCACCGCCCCGTTGCGCGCCGTCATGGATGGCTTTAAATGGTTGCTTGAAAAACTGGACCTGTTGCCGCAAAAAAACGAGGCATTAGCCCAGACGAATGAACTGCTAAAAAATAACCCCATCGCCCAGAAATATGGCTCGGTGGGAGAGCCCGCACCAACAGGTTACACGGCCAATGATATGGCCATTCGTTTTACCGGCTCCGGTATGAAACCAGTTAAGGCACCAAGCGGCGGTAACTTCTACTACCAGCCCAAGATCGATCTCAGTGTTGATGCCAGGAATAACCCGAACGGCAAAGCTGTTGCAACAGATGCTGTGAAAGCGCTACGGGAGCACATGCAAAAAGACGCAGCCAAGGCGCGCAGTAATTTTTCTGATCGAGATCTGGGGTGGGAATTATGATGATGGCACTCGGGTTATACGTATTTATGTTGGAAACGGTCCCCTATCAGGAGCTGCAACATCAAATGGCCTGGCGCTACCCAACCAACAACCGAGTGGGGAAACGGCCATCAGCGCAGTATGTGGGCCCAGAGAACGATACCATTACACTCAGCGGCGTGTTGTTGCCGGAAATCACCGGTGGCCGCCTGTCATTGCTGGCCCTGCAAACAATCGCCGATCTCGGAAAGGCCTGGTCTTTGCTGGATGGCAGTGGGACCATTTACGGGATGTTTGTCATTGAAGGGCTAGACCTTAACAAGTCCGTATTCTTTAAGGATGGCGGAGCCAGGCGCATTGAGTTCACGCTGAAGTTAAAACGTGTGGATGACGACCTGGGCACCATGCTCGGCGACCTGCAGGAACAACTGAGCATCATGAAAGACCAGGCGGCAACAGCTATTGGAGGGCTTCTTTCATGAACACGCCAGACTGGTTAAGCGGCCGGGATAGCACGCCCGCGTTCAAGATCACTCTTAATGGCAAGGATATAACCATAAGACTGGAAAGTCGGCTGATATCCCTCACGTTGACAGACAACCGCGGATTCGAGGCGGATCAGCTTGATATCGAACTTGACGATGCCGATGGCGCTGTTGATCTGCCTTCGCGCGGCGTCCAATTGGAGCTGCAGTTGGGCTGGAAAGGCGAACCAATGATCAATAAAGGGGCCTTTACTATTGACGAGATTGGCCATTCCGGCGCGCCGGACAAGGTGACACTGCGCGGCAGAAGCGCAGACTTCAGGAACACGCTCAACATCAAGCGTGAAAAATCATATTCAAAAACCACCATCGGCGAGATCGTTAAACAATTTGCAACCCGCCATAAACTGGAGCAGGCCATCAGTCCGCAAATCGCCGCCATGACTATCGACCACATCGACCAAACGAATGAATCAGATGGCAGCTTCCTGATGCGCCTGGCGCGCCGCGTAGGTGCGATTGCTGCAGTAAAATATGGAAGACTGCTATTCATCAAGCAGGGCCAAGGCGTGAACGCCAGCGGCAAGCCGCTACCGGCAATGACAATTGTGCGCGCTGACGGTGATGAGCACCAATTCACCCTGGCCGACAGAGATGCCTATACCGGCGTTTCAGCCAGTTGGCTCGACACAAAAACGGCAAAACCACAAACGGTAAAGGTAAAGAGGAAGCGCAGGCGTAAGACGACCACCGCAAAAGTGCCAGCCCAGGATAAACAAGGAGAATACCTGGTAGGCACCGACGATAACGTTTATGTATTGAGTCGGACCTACGCAAATGCGTCCAACGCTCGCCGGGCAGCCAAGGCAAACTGGGAACGAATCCAACGCGGCGCCGCGCAATTCTCAATTACGCTGGCCAAGGGGCGGGCAGAGCTTTACCCGGAAGTGCCAGTATCAGTAAAGGGTTTCAAGCGCCAGATCGACGCTGCAAACTGGACCATTACAACAGTAACGCACACAGTGGCAGATGGCGGATTTACCACGGCACTAGAGCTTGAAGTGAAAATAACCGATCTCGACATGGAGTGATTTGCAAGTTTAATATTCGCTTTTTCAAACATCGTGCTATTGTATGTATATCGATAAAGTAGAGGCTAATATCATGATGCGATGCCCTTTGTGTGGCCATGCGGCGCACACCCGCAGTAGTAACGAAGTGACAGCAACGACAAAAGAGCGTTACAACCAATGCACAAACGTGAATTGCAGTCATGTCTTTATCACGATGGAAACTTTTGTGCGCTCCATTGTTAAGCCCGGCCAGGTAGACCCGGCGCCACCGCACCCATCAAAGTCTGGCCAAACCGCCCTGCACTTCTAACCATTAACCCGCCCCGGCGGGTTTTTTGATCCATGTTTGAACCATCCGCACATAAACATTGAATACTGTTATTATATACAGTATTCAATATCTAATTTGGTTCACTGGATCTACGAGTATGACCGTAAGAAAATTGAGCACCGGCAAGTGGCTGTGCGAGTTCTATCACAACGGGAGGGACGGCAAGCGTACCCGCAAGCAATTCGCCACCAAGGGGGAGGCGCTCGCCTACGAGAGCTATCAGCTCGACCAAGCAAAGGCCAAGCCCTGGCTGGGCGATAAGGAAGACAGGCGAAAGCTAAGTGAGTTGATTGATCTGTGGTACAGGCTGCATGGCTGCTCATTAAACGACAAAAAAGGGCGGCTCGGAAAACTAGTCATTATCTGTAACGGCATGGGGAACCCAGTAGCTTCAGAGATCACCCCACGGGACTGGGCTCATTATCGTGATCAGCGACTAAGGGGAGAAATAGATAACGGGTATAGCACCAGTCTTGAAACAAGGAAAGTCAGCACAGGAACGGTTAACTGCGAACAAGCTTTTTTGCGGGCGGTATTCAATGAATTAAAACGACTAGGCGAATGGACGCTACCGAACCCATTGGAAAACATCAGAGAGTTTGATCAGCCAGAGAAGGAAATGGCATGGCTGAACAATGAGAAAATAAAAGCACTGATAAACGCCTGTCATACTCATGGCAACCCAGAGTTAACACTTATCGTAAAGATATGCCTATCAACTGGCGCCAGATGGAATGAGGCCGCAAAACTAAGGCCATCGCAGATATCAAAATATAAAATCACGTATACCAACACCAAAGGGAAGAAAAACAGAACTGTCCCTATCTCGAAAGAATTATTTGACGAGCTCACAATACTGGATGAAAAAGAGTTTGATCCTTGCTACAAGCAATTTTATCGAGTTCTGAGACTGGCGAATATAACCTTGCCAGAAGGGCAAATGACGCATGTGCTCCGCCATACCTTTGCTAGCCACTTCATGATGGGTGGCGGGAATATCATAGTCTTGCAGCGCATCCTTGGGCACTCAGATATCAGGGTAACGATGCGCTACGCACATTTCGCGCCAGACCATT